CAAGGTCCTCTTCAATCTGTCTGACGCCCAGACCTCGGCCCTCCGGTCACGGCTCACCGATATGGCGACGACCGTGGACCGCATCCGCACGGCGGCGGGGCAGTAACATGGCTGGCCTATCTGCGCTTGGTTTTAGTCAGGGCGTCTTCGGTCGTCATGCCGGAGGTCAGTCGCTCTCGGAGCGAGGCGTGGAGCATTCCGATGTCGCGCGCCCAGACGGTGAGCGGCTTCCGAACGCCGTTCAGTTCAAGCATTCGGGTGTTCCTCTTGTGCGCGGCTTGCTCAGTGTAGGTTGCCCAGCGGCAATTCTCTGGCGAGTACGGGCCGTCGTTGTCAATGCGATCAATGCTGTGGGTGGGCGAGGGCCGCGCTCCCATGTCTCGCAGGAACGCTGGAAAGTCGTGCCGCCACGCCGCACAGACGGTAATGCCGCGGCCGCCGTAGTCCGCGAAGGCTTTGTAAGCCTGGCGGTAGCATCGCTGGTTGATGCCCGCCCAGATCCGCGGTGTAGGCCCCGCCGTGCTTCGTGTGGGCGCTCCGAGCGAGTTCGCGCCGAAGGCATCCGCAGCTCCGCGTGTTGCCAGACACAAGTTTCTTTGTCGAGATGGAGACAGTTCGGCCACATGCACATCGACACCACCAGCGCGTCCTACCCCACGTCTTGGGCGCTGGCTGCATGATGGTCAGGCGCTCGAATACCCGTCCGCTCAGATCGGTCTTCTCTGCCATGGGTCCATTCTATCATTTCCGGCAATTCCCAGGGGGGCGAAGTAGGTGCCGACCTATTACGTTCGCTCGACGGATGGCAACGACGCTGACAGCGGCCTGACGTGGGCGCTTGCCAAAGCCACCATCGTCGGTGCAGCGGCGGTAATGGCCGCTGGCGAGCGATGCTGGATCAGCCAGGCCCATGCTGAGACGCAGGCCGCGGGCATGACAATCACCAGCCCCGGCACTGCGGCCGCTCCGTGTGAATTTCTCTGTGGCAACGACGCAGCGGAGCCGCCGACTGCGCTGGCGACGACAGCCACCATCGCCACGAGCGGTGCCAACACCATCTCTCTTGTCGGGTACGCCTATACCTACGGGGTGACATTCCTGCCCGGGAGTACGACGAACGCTGCCGATTTTCGCATTGTGATAAGTGAGTTAGATCAGTGGGTACTCGACACTTGTGGCGTGACGCTCGATGCGGGATCGTCGTCGCGGATGCGCATCGGACATGGCAGTGGTGCTGTAGCCTTGCCAGGTCTGATATGCCTCAACTGTACCGTCGTGTTTGGCAATACGTCACAAGGCATCGTCACTCGTGGTGCTGTGGCGAGGTTTCAGGGAGGCAGTATCGCCCTGACTGGCACGGTGCCCACCACGCTGTTCTTACGCTCCGCAGGCCCTCCCAATCTTCTCAAGGTCAGGGGCGTCAACCTCAGTGCGTTCGGCTCAGGCACGGCCCTGGTTAACGTAGGAGATGCAGCCCCCGGGCTTGCGACCATTGAACACTGTCGATTGGGCTCTGGTGTGGCGCTGGTCACTGGCACGCCCCCCAGCCCGAATGGCTACGTCGTGCAGATGGACAACTGCGACTCCGCCGACACGAACTACCGCATGCAGCGCCACCAGTACGAAGGTAACTCCTACTCCGAAACCACGCTGATCCGCACTGGTGGAGCATCCGACGGGACCACCGGGCTCAGCCACAAGCACGTTAGCAGCGCCAACAGCAAGTTCTACGCGCCGCTGTACGGTCCCGAGATGGTCGTGTGGAATGATGCCGTGGGCGCGAGCCAGACGGTGACGTGCGAGATCCTTCACGACAGCCTGACGGCGCTCACGGACGCCGAGGTGTGGCTGGAGACCGAGTATCTCGGAACGACCGGGTTCCCCCTGAGCCTCTTCGCCAGCGATCGGGCGGCCAGCATCATCGCCGCGCCCGCCAATCAGGCCGCCAGCAGCGAGACGTGGACGACGACGGGGATGACCAACCCCAATAAGCAGAAGCTCGTGACGACGCAGACGCCTCAGGAGAAGGGCTACTATCGGTGCCGCGTGGCGGTGGCGAAAGCGAGCTACACCGTGTACGCCGACCCGAAGCTAGCCGTGGCGTAGATGGCGACTGAGCGGCTCGTCCCCGGCGGTGCCTACGTCAACGAGACGGCGACGGCGCAGCGACTCGTACCAGGTGGGGCGTACATTAATGAGACGGTGGCGGCAGGGGTTACTGATATCTTCGCCTCTGATTCGTTGCGAGTTGGCTTCTCGGAATATGGCAACCTGCGTCCGGAACTCTCCATCACGGAGGCCACCCGCATCGGTCTCGCGGAGACATTCAATAACTCCGCGGAACTTGAGCCCTCGGATTCTCTACGCGCTGGCTTGCAGGACGCGGTCGATTTGCTTGTCTCGCTGGACATCTCAGACACCCTCCCCGTCCATCTCTCGGAGACCGGCGATACCGTTGTGGTCCTCGATATCTCCGACACCGCTAGGATCGGCCTCGGTGATGTGGCGGATCTCCTCGTGCGACTTGATCCCTCTGACTCGCTGCGAGTCGCGCTGACCGAGGCGGGCTTCTTCGCTAACACGCTCGATGCGACCGATGCGATACGGGCGGGGTTGACGGAGGCGGCCGATCTGCTGGCAAATCTGGACACGTCCGATTCTCTTCGCATTGGGTTCTCAGAGAGCGCTGACCTGCGCGCCCTCCTGGACGTGACCGATGTGATCGCGGCGCGGATCTCCGAGAGCGGCGATGTCACCGTGATGATTGATGCGTCAGACACGGCGCATCTTGGGCTCAGCGAGACCGCTGACATCCTCGCCTCTCTCGATGTCTCTGACTCGCTGCATGCGAGCTTACAGGAGGCTGCGGATCTGCTCGTCTCTCTCGATATCTCCGACTCGTTCCGCGCGGGTCTCGTCGATCAGGTCGTCGTCATCGTCGTTACCGAAGATGTCATTGATGTGTTTGTCTCTGATTCTCTCCGCATGGGGATGCAAGAGGCGGCCTTCTTCGACAATCAGGCCGACGTGACCGACACGCTCCGCGCCGGACTCTCCGATGCGGCGGCCGTTCTCGTGCTGCTGGACGTGTCGGATCTCCTTCCAGTCGGTCTCGCCGAGACGGCAGAGGTTGTCGTGCTCATCAGTGCGACGGATACGGTCCGGGTTGGCTTGCAGGATGCGGGATATCCCTACATCAGCATCGACGCCACGGATGCCCTCCGAGTGGCCGTGAGCGAACAGGATCATGAGACTGTTGAGGCATGGCTGACCGAGACGCTGGCACTCGGGCTCGCCGACGCGCTCGACCTGCTGGTCTCACTCGACATCACCGAGTCAGCCCGCGTCGCCATCTTGGATGTGGGCGCGGTTGTTGATATCACGAGCGGGGGATTCGGCGATGTGCTCGAGGCGCTCGTCGAAATCTTGGCGCGTCGGTCAGCGGTCTCTCTCGTCTCTGAGCGGTCGGTGGAATTCCTCGGCACTCGACTCACGGAGAAACTCTGACATGGCCGACTCAGTTGAGGTGGTCGAAGGCTGGACGGGGCGCCTGGACTTTCAACTGCAAATGTGCTCTACGTCCGTCAATCTCGGCGCGACGGACATCGTCTCGGCGTGGCTCTACGACCGCACGTTGACAGTGGTTACGACTTCCACGGGGACGATCACGGAAGTGACGGCCAGTTGCGGGCATGTCGCCTTCAGCGTCTGCACTTCGTGCCAGTTCAAGGCCACGCTGAGCCCCTACTCTCTTCGGTTCCACATCAAGGACACAAACAGCAAGGTGGTCTTCTTCCCGAATGCGGAAGCCATCCTCATCAAGGTCCGGAGCGCATAGCAATGCTGCGGGAACTGCGAGTGTTCTGCCGGCAGCGGGTCCAGGTGGCGCTCAGGACCGGCGTGGATGGATTCGGGCGCGAGACCTATGGGAATGACGTGGAGTATGCTGCGCGGGTCGTGGGCAAGAACCAGCTCGTGCGGGACTCCCGCGGGGAGCAGGTCGTGTCCACCCGGATGGTCTACTTTGCCCTCACGCCCGAAATCGGCGTCCACGATCGCCTGACGCTCTCGACAGGGGATGCCCGGTCCACGGAAAACGGCGCCAGGCGCCCGGCCATCATGAGCGTCGGGGTGTCCCCGGACGACCTCGGGGGCGAGGCGCTGGTGGCGTATCTGGCCTGAACTTTCCCCGGAGGCCCATGGCTCCGAGGCCGGAAGTCCATACTAAGCGAAGGGATAGGGAGAGGAGATACGGGGTGGCGGAGCAGACCACAGTCGTCGGTGGAGAGGCCCTCAGGGACGCGCTGAGGCGCGCGGGCGCGCTCGGCGTCCAGGCGCTTGCCCGGGGCCTCCGGCGTGAGGCTGAGGCGATCATGACCGACTCGAAAGCGAACTACGTGCCGACGGACATGGGCATCCTGAAGGGGAGTGGATTCGTGCAGCCAGTGCAGGTGACAGCGAGCAATGTAAGTGTGACGCTCGGCTATGGGGGGGCCGCCAAAGTTTACGCCCTCTATGTCCATGAGGGAATTGGTCCTGCCGTGGGGCGCCCCGCATTCATGCCACCCGTGTCGGCACTCCTGCCATGGGTCAAGCGCCACGGCCTCCCCGAAGAGGCGGCCTTCCCGATCGCCCGTGCCATCGGCCTGCGAGGGCTCGCCCCGACAAAGTACCTCGAACGCCCATTGCTCGCGGCCGTGCGGGGCATGGATGGGCGACTTGCCACAGGCGTCAGGAATACCATCGCCAAGGACGCGTCCGGCAAGGGCGGGACGCCGAAGTGATCCTCGACGATTTCGCCGATTGCCTTTCATCCGCTGGCCACGGCGTCACCGGGACAGACCTCTTCAAGTCCATGTTGCCATCTCGCCCCGACGCGCTGATCGGCTTGATCCACTACGGCGGGCTCGAGCCCGTGCGCGGTATGGCGGGCTCGGCGGGACAAGCCCTCGCGCAGATCGAGCGCATCCAGGTGATCGTGCGCAACCCGCATTACGAGGACGCGGCGAAGCTCGCGCAGGATGTATGGTTCACGCTGGACGGGGCCTCGCGGGCGATCAACGGCGTGCAGTATCAATGGATCTCGGCATTGCAGTCGCCATTCTTCCTGGGGCGTGACGAAAATAATCGGTCGCTTGTGGTCTGCAACTTCGAATGTGTTAGAGACACGGCCACGTCATCCTGATGATGCGAGCACAACTCATGGCTATTCGGGCGCAGGCGGTGGCAACGGTGGCAACAGTGGATGCGATCCTTCGTGCGCTTGATGATGAGCCCGCGGCCCGCGCCGTCGCGTCGGGGTGCATCCATCCGACTGAGCAGCGAATTCCGGCTGGACGGATGGGCGCACCGGGCGCCTGGACCTGCGGCGTCTGCGGAGAGGAAGGAGGAATCTCGTGAGCGTGGTCTTCAAGGACGCGATGCTCTTGATCGCCGGCTACAACCATAGCGGGCAGTTGAATCAGGTGAGCGTGGATCTGGAGGCGGAATCCCTCGACGCGACGGTGTTCGGGAATGCGAGCCGCGTGAAGCGTGGCGGGCTGACGATGGGACGAGTCACCGCCAGCGGGTTCTGGCAGGCGGGGTCAGCGAGCGCCGTTGACCAGACGATGTTCGAGACCGTGGCGGTTTCCGATGTGGTTGTCTGCGCCTTCCCGGAGACGATCACGGAGGGGGCGACAAGCACGGGGTCCGGCTACATGCTCAAGGCGGAGATCGTGCGCTATAACTTCGGCGGGGCGGTGGGCGTGCTCACGCCGTTTTCCATCGAGGCCGTGGGCCGCGGAGTCCAGTCATGATCGTCCGGGCGATTGCCCTCAAGGATGCGACGAGTACGGGGACGGCATGCTCGTGTACCGGCCCTGGAGCCTGCACCATCGTGAACTTGGGCGGGCGGGCCTGCGATGTCCCGATCTATGCCGCGCTCCAACTCCTCAGTTGCACGGCGGGCGGGCTCAAGGCATGGATTCAGGGCAATTCGTCCAGCGGCTACACGGCGCTCAACACGGGCACGGATCTCGTCGCCTTCACGTCGCGCGCCTGCCGGGATTCGCAATGGGCGAAGCTCGTGTGGAACTGTGCTTCAGCGACCTCGACGGAGCGGAGGTGGTACCGCGTCGCATGGCAGCAGACCTGCGCGCAAACAAATAATTGGCTGGCGGCGATGTCGGTAGGCGAGAACTAGAGAGTGCTGGTGTTAACCACGCCGTTGACTGTGTTTTGCAATAGCGTGCAATCGTCGGTGCTCACTGTCCGTCAGCAGTTGGAGATTTGCGAATCTGTTGTCAGTTTTGTTCCCATTGATGTGATGGACCACCTCATCGTGTCCGGGTTGATGGCCAGTGTTCTCGAACCAGACGAGTCTGTGTTCCAACACGTAGCCATTCCGGTAGGCCAATGGGTGCTGTGGCAGAGAGATCGCGACGTATCCTTGATGTGTGATGACTCGACCGCCCTTCCAAAAACCATTCTTCGGCCCCCTGGACTCGCGGGTCCGCATATGATGCCCGCGACCATATGTCGGCGTGTCCGGCATCTTCGTCTTCAGCGGCAGACCGCATCCGCAGGCGCAGGAGACCGTCACGCTGGGGCGAGGGTCACGCCGATTGTGGCCGTGAACGTAGCGCATCGGCTGTCCGATCACATGGTCACGGCGATCAGACTTCGGAGCGATGGGGGCCGGTTGCCCACATCCACACATGCAGAATCCAGACGGATTCGGCAAGTCAGACGGGGCAACGTGCTTCCGAGGCGGCGCCATGAGTGGGTTCATGATACCGCGAAGACAGTCATAACACAAGGAGGGAATCGCTGATGCCGACCATCGTGTGGAAAAATGCTTACTGCTTGATAAACAACGTGGATCTCAGCGCCAGCATCTCGAGCCTTTCGCTCCAGGCAGAGGCCGAGAGTCTGGACGAGACGGCCATGGGCGACGCGACGCGTAAGCGTCGTGGGGGACTCAAGTCCCAGGGGATGGACATCACGTTCCACCAGAAATTCACCTGCGTGGACGCGACGCTCTTCGGCATTGTGGGCTGCCAGAGCTGCATCGAGCTCCGGCCGTGCAGCACGAACGTCGGGGACGCCAACCCGCGCTTTCAGGGGACATGGCATCTGCCGCGCTACTCGCCGATGTCGGGCGCGGTCGGCTCGCTCCTGGACGCGACGGTCACGTTCGAGCCGGCCGGCGATCTGAGCCGTTCAGTGACGGCAACGTAGTTCACCGATTTCCGACAGGAGGGCTCCGGGATGACCAGTGGAGTCGAGTTCACGCTCGACAAGCCGCGGCGCATCAAGTTCACGCTCGCCGAGTTGAAGGCGCTGGAGCAGCGGCTCGGCAAGCCGATGGGGGACATCGTGGCGGACATGACGCGGCTGTCCGTCAACACGATGCAGCAGGTGCTCTTCGCGGGCTTGCACGCTGATGATAGGCGCTTGCGCTTCGAGGACCTGGAGCGCCTGCTGATTGACTTCGTGGAGGGCGGCAAGGGCACGCTGAACGATGTGCTCTACGTCCTGAACGAGGCGCTCATGGATTCGGGGTACTTCGGGCGGGCAGCGGGGGACAAGGAGGCGCACGACTAGCCCTCGCCGTCGGTCATGCCGAGGCTGAGCATCTCGCCTACGAGGTGCTGGGCCTCCGCCCGTGGGAGCTGGCGCGACTCACCCCGGCGGAACTCATGGCGCTGGCCGCGGGGCAACAGCGTCGCGATGAGCGGAGGAAATGGGAACTGGCATGGGCCGTGGCGCACTTGGTCGCCGCGACGGGCATGGTCAAGCGCCCCCCGCAGGTCGTGGAACTCATGGTGCAGCTCGTGGGTGAGGAGCGTATGGCGCAGTTGGTTATAGAGGAGTTGACACACCGGGGGAAGGGGTAGCCCGTGGCCGGCGGCATCTCCATCGGCGAGCTGGTTGCCAAGCTCCGCGCCGATACGGCGGAGTGGGAGCGCGGCCTCAAGCAGGGCGAGCGCAGCGCGCAGCAGTTTAGCTCAAACGTCGCCAGCACACTCCGCACGGGCATCGGCACGGCCATTGGCTTCATCACGGCGAAACTCGCGCAGTCCTCCGCGCAGTGGGGCCGCGAGATCGGCAAGCTCGGGCTCGAAGCCAAGGTCCAAGAGTCTGCCTTCGAGAATCTCGCCCGAGCGGCCGGTGTCTCCTCAGAGCGTTTGGTCGCCAATCTCCAGGCCGCGGCCGGCGAAGTGCTCAACGTCTCGAATGCCATGGGCGCGGCCTCGCGGTCCCTGACGCAAGGGTTTTCCGAGACGCAGATCGTCCGCGTCATGGAAGCTGCTCGCCAACTCTCTAAGATTGCCGGGCAAGATGTGGTCGAGGCGTTCAACTCCATCTCGCTCGCCATCTCAACCGGATTCACGCGGACGCTGAAGTCCAGTTACGGCATCATCATCGACGCCGAACAAGCGGTCAAGGACTTCGCGGCTGCGAACGGCCGCGCGGCGGAAGATGTCACGGAGATGGGCCGAGCGCAGGCCATTCTCGCCGCCTTCCTCGCCAAGAGCGAGCAGGCCGTCAAGACGCTCGCGACGGCGCATCGGACTGAATCGGAGGAAGTCCAGCGACTCGGCGCGAATTACAAACAGCTCAAGGAAGATCTCGGAAAGCTCATCGACTATGGGGAGTTGGCCCGATCTGGGAATGCGTTCCTTGAGGTGCTCCGCAAGCTTGCTGAACAATTTACCATATTCCAGACGCTCCTCCGCACGAATCTTGAAGGCATGCGTTCCTTCTTAGCCAGCTTTCAGCCTCTGCTCACGCTGGCCGGCACCTTGATACTCGGTTTCACCGGAGTAGTCTCAGTCGCGCTCAATGAACTCCTCGTTCCCATTCGCGCGGTCGCTACTGGGCTCGGCGCGATCCTTGAGTTGGATTTTAAGGGTGCCGCAGGACGTATCAAGGCCGCGGTCAGTGAGCAAATCGAACTGGCGAGAGAGAGCCGAAAAGCCCTCATTGATTTCGCCGCGACGCAATTAGGCATAGAGGCACCCGGAGATTCTGAGGCGCGCCGCGAAGCGACCCGCAATGCGAGCCTCGCAGCCCAGACGAGAACGCCGACTGCTGGCGGGCAGAATGCCTTCGCGGCCGAGTTGTTCCGGGCAGCGGTGACAGACCCGAAGCAGATCGAGAAGCAGATCGCGGCATTCAGGCAACTACAAGAGCAACTCGCGGCGATGGCGCTCTCTCCGGTGGATCAGAAGTTCGAGGAGCTGCGTGCTCGATTGGCCGCGACAACAAAGGAACTCGGCCCGTTCCGTGAGGCCGGCGAAGCCGTCGCGGAGACGATCCTCCGGCTCGCGCGCGCGGCCGAGCCGCTCGATGCGAAACTCAGTGCCCTTGTCGAGGACGTGAAGCGGCTTGAGCAACGCCTTGGTCTCGCCTCTGAGGCGCTCGATCCGCTCGATCTGAAGCTCGGCGGATTCGGGACTGAGGTGGAAGAACTCGGCTCCTCGCTCAATGCGAATGCGGATCTCTTCAATACGTGGGGCATCCGAGCGGCTGAGGCCGGCGATGTATTGAGCAAGCTTGCCATCACGACAGGATTCCTTGAGACGAAACTGGAGAAGCTGCGAGCAGAGGAGCCGCTCGACCCTGCCGTCGTGCAGAAGATCCGTGACGCGGCCGTTGAGTTACAGGCGCTCACGCTTGAGGCGACCGGTGGGGCTGAAGCCGCAGCTCAACTGCGTGTCGCCTGGGAATTGTTCGGGCAAACGCTCGACGAGTTGACGCCGAAGCAGCGCGCACAAGTTGCCCAACTGATGGCGATTCGGGAGGAAAGCCGCCGGTTCACCGAAGTCCGCACGATGTATCTGGACATTTTCAACGCGGTCGGCGGAGCCTTCGAGAAGCTGGCGACGGGGATCATCCAGGGCACGCAGACGGTCAAGCAGGCCTTCAAAAATCTCGGCCAGTACATCATCGTGGAGTTCGCCCAGCGCGTGATCCGGCAGGCGCTCTCGCCGCTCATCAACTCGCTGGCCACGCTGGCGACCGGGCTCACGATGCAGTCCTTCGGCGGCGGGGGCGGCGGATTAGGGACGGCAGTTGCATCGGGGGCAATCCAGCTCGCAGTCGATCAATCAACCGGAAACCTCGTCGCGGTCCAAGGGGGAGGTGGCGGGGCGGGCTCGTTCCTTGGCGCGGCCCAGAACATGTCGATGGGGGCGAGTCTCGCCGCCTCGTTCCCGGGGATTGCGAACACGTTCACCAACTACGCGGCCGGCGGGCTGAACGCCGTTCTGCTTGGGATGCCCGCGGGCGCCTCCTTCGGCACCGGGGCGATCGAGCTCGGTGCCGGCATCGGTGCGTTCCCCGGAACGGCGACCTCTGGGACTGTCGGCTTGATGGGGCAGGGCGGTGCCATGACGGGGTTAGCGACGGCCCTTGCCGGGCTGGGCGCAGTGGTCGGGGCGGTCACGCTCACCATGGGCATCTTGGATGGGAGCATCACGGTGCTCTCGGGAGCCATGCAGGGGGCCGCAATCGGCGCTGGGGTCGGGACGCTCATCTCTCCGGGCATCGGGACGATCATCGGCGGGCTCATCGGGGCGCTCGGAGGCGGTCTCCTCGGCGGCCTGTTCGGCGGCGAGCCGGAGCTGACGCACGCGCAGCGGGAGGCCCTAGAGACGAACCGGCTCCTCGGCGCGGCCGGCTCCGCCCAGCAGGACATCATGGGGGCGCGGACCTACCAGCAACTCTACGAGCGGCTCGGCACCTACAGCACCGGATATGTCGGCGGGACCAGCGGCGTCGCCATGTCGCCGTACATCACGGATGTCCCCGGCGGACTCTCGCAGGAAGTGTTCCGGAGTATGGTCGGGCAGGGGCAGATCCGCCTCCCGACAGGCTTCGCGAACATCGAAGACTTCATGGCGTCGAACATGTGGACCGGGGCCGGCGGGGGCTGGGGACCGAACGCGGCCCTGCCCGTCTTCACAGGCGCCCAGAATGTGACCTACCCGACGATCACGTATGAGGGGTTCCGTGAGATCGCGCGGCAGCACCCGGACTGGCTCCAGTTCAATGTGCAAGGTGGGGTCGCTCCGGGGAATCTGGCCGGCGCGAATGCCGCGATGGCGGAATCGACGCAGGCACTCATGGAGCAGCTCAACGAGGTACAGAACAAGATCGATGAGATTGTCGCGGATCTGTTCCGGGAGATCACTGAGCTGACCGATGCGACGGACCCGGCCGAGGACGCCATTGCGGCTTTCCGCGAGGGCCTCGACAAGATCACGACGGCGGCGCAGAAGAACATCGACGAGCAGCGGATTGCGATGCTCGACTTGACGGACCCGAAGGCGATCCTCGAACAGACGGCGAAAATCCGCGACCTCATCCGTCAACGATATGAGGGCGAGATCGACCTGATCCGCAATTTCACCACCAACATCCAGCAGGCGGCCGAGGGCTGGCGGACAATCGGCGACGCCCTTCGCGCGCAGGTGGACGAGATGCGCCTCGGCCCATTCGGCCCGACGAACCCGTCGCTGGCCCTCACCCAGACGACCACGGCGTTCGATAGGGCGCTCGCGGCCTTCCGCGAAGATCAGTCGCTTGAGACAGCGGATGCCGTGGCCCGCGCCATTGATCCGCTCCTGACGGCCGCCTCGGCGATGTACGCCCGCCCTTCGACGGAGTTCCGCAGCATCTTCGATGCGACGGCATCAGCGCTGGAGGAAGTCGCGGGATACGCGGATGAGCAGGCCACGACGCTGGAGGGAGTCATCGCCGAGGTGCTCGGCGAGGGCAACACGATCGAGCAATTGACGGCAGATAACACAGCCGCGATGCGCGTGGAATTGGTCGCTCTGCGGGAAGATGTCCTCCACATGCTTGGGGAGATTGGGTATGGCGACGAGGCGGCCATCTCCTCGTTGACGCAGTCGCTGATTGACGCCAATACGCCGGCCGCCGTCGCGGTGGCGCAACAGTTGTCGGAAGCGCAGCGGCAGACGGTCCTGCTGGCCATCATCGCGTCGAACACCGCAGTGATCACCCCGGCGCCGGCCGCGACCATGCTGGATACACCATGGGGGCGCGTGAGCCCCGAGCAGGCACAGGCGCTGTACGGATCCTATGGTCCTGTCTCGACCTACCAGTCCGGCACCGACTATGTCCCGCGAACTGGCCTCGCCCTGCTCCATGAGGGCGAGCGCGTCATTCCGGCCGGTGAGGATGGCGCGGTCACGCTCAGCATCGGCACCATCAACATCTCTGGGGCGGCGAACCCGCGCGAGATGGCCGATGAGTTCATCGAGATCCTCGAGCGTCGATTGCGGGAGCCCGGGCGACTCCGGACCGCAGTCCGCACTGTCGCCAGGAGTGTCTGATGGCGGTCCTCCGGCTCTCCTTCACGAATCTCGCCGAGGCGACCAGCGCCCTGGCCTCCGGCACCGGCCAAGCGTGCGACTACTGCTCGACCGAGGCGCAGCAGCCGCAGCGGCCCTTCCGGCCCTGGCGCACGTTGACGACGACGACGACGCAGGAGTGGATGCTCGACCTCGGCAGCTCGCAGACGGCCGATGTGATCGCCCTCGTCAATGCCGGGTTCACGTCGGCGACGATCCAGGGTGCCTCATCCTCTGGCCTCTTCGCGGCGGCGCCATACAGCGAAGCGGTCGTGCTGACGTGCTGTCCGTTCAATTGGCGTTATCAGCATACACACCTGAGCACCGGATTTGGCTATCGCTGGCTCCGCGTCAAGCTCGACGCCACGACGAGTACGGCGCTGACCGGCCCGGCCGCGGGATCAACCTATTTCTCGCTCGGTGGCGTGTGGGTCGGGGCGCTGACCTCGGCGCCGAACCATCTCCGCATCGGTCTCCGTGCGCGCACCGTCCTCCCGAAACGGGATGTCGGGCCGTCACACGGCGCATGGATGCAGCGGCTCAAGCAGGGTAAGCCGCGGGCGCGCCTCGAAGGCATCATCTCCGCGAGCGCCGATGCCGCGACGCCCGGCCTGAGCGATGAGTTGCGCACGTGGCAGGGACTCCTCGGGCAGGCGTGGTCCGGAGATTATTTCTTCGCTTTCATGGCTCTTGGCGATCCTTCCCAAGGGTATGTCGTGCGATGGCTCGACGATCCGGAATGGGTGTTCACGGGGCGAACAGCGGAGACGCAAATTGTGTTGGATGAAGTGGTTGGGCCTTAGATTATGAACTGGACGCCAGATATGCGACAGCGACAAGCCGAACGCCTTCGTCGATTCTGGGCTGATCCACAACTAGGTGCGGAACGACGCACACATTTAGTTATCCGGAATAAAAGCCCGGAGAATATCGCGAAAGTGTCTGCTGCGCTGAAGGGATACGGCCTCGGGCGCACGCTCTCACCAATCACAAT